CCCCGCGGCGCTGACCTGCGCCACGAGGAACCCGCCCCAGTGGCCTGCATCCACCCGGTAGGGGGCCAGCAGGATCGCATCCTCAGCCGCCCAGCACAGCCGCGGCGGTGGGGTGACACCACGGCCTTGGGCCTCCAGATCGGCCAGCCATGGGCCGTCCAGCACGAACCCCGGCAGCAGGTTGCGCTCCAGCAGCTCCAGCAGGGCGGCGCCGGCCTCGCTGGGGGGGCGCGGCTTCTCGGCCACGTCTGCCCAGAAGCAGAACTCCCGCAGGCTGTAGGGCTCGGGCCGGGCCTCGCGGTTGCGGTTGGCCTCGGCGAGGATCAGGGCAACTTGGGCAATGCCCTTCTCTTCCCTGTGGAGGCGGTCCCGTTCGGCGCGGTGCCCTTCCTGGAGCGCCTGGAGGACGTAGCCGCCGGGGAGCTCCCCGAAGCGCTCACGGGTGAACTCGGGGGCTCCGGGCCAGAGCCTGCGGCAATCCCAGAAGGCCCGGGCCCAGTCGGGTCGGTCGCAGTCGAGTTGCTGACCTCCTGCAACTTTCCCAGCGCCTCCTCCAGCGCCTGCATCTGCGCCGCGGGATCCTGTTGCTGCCCAGCGCCGGCCAGCTCCTCTTCCTGCTCAAAGGCGTAGAAGGTGCTCAGCAGGGGGGCCGGGAGGCGAAGGGTCTGCTCATCGGTCCAGGCCGGCTTGATCCGGTTCAGGATCATGGACACGGACCGAATCACGACACGGTTGGTGATGGCCCTGGCTTGCTCCAAGAAGGGGCCGATGATCCTGGCGTGGAGCACCTGCACAGCCTGCTCCTCGGGGCTCAGGCGGCCGATGCTGGCGCCCTGCTCTTGGGCCAGCAGGCGGGTGAGCAGGCCGTAGCAGCGGTGGGCGGTGAACTCCTCGGACTGCACCGCCTGGCAAAGCTCCACAGCAGCAGCGGTGATCAGGCGGTAGAGGGCGTTCTGCGGATCGACCGCCCGGATCCCCTGCAGCTCGGTCACGGTGAGGTAGCCCAGCCGGGGGAGCACCAGCTCGCCGCCGTTCCATGCGATCGTTTCGGTGGCGTGCTCAGGGGCCTCGGGAGGGGTCTCCCACGGCAGAAGGTCAAAGCTCATTTGAGGTTGCGCCAGGCTTGGATGAATGATGCCCGATATTGCTCGCGGTAGTCATAGGGCTCAATGCCGGGGATCAGAACCGTCCCCAGCACCGCCGAAGTCCAGGGCCTGGCGGGCAGGTTGACGAGGGGCCGGGTCTTGTCGCCCCATGGGTGGATGTCGGCGCCGTAGTGCACCGCTGTGGCATAGCCCACGGCCCACCGGAAGGTGCAGAGGTTGCCCGAGACCTCAAAGCTGTTGGAAGCCCGCAGGGTGCCTAGGTCCACGATGCTGCGGGGGCTGGTGACTGCGATCCCCTTGGTGCGGCTGCCGTCGCGCCGGTAGGTGCCGCCGCGGTAGGTGGTGCGGGGCCAGTCCCACGCCTTGGTGCCCAGGGCATCCTGAAAGGCGCTGTTCAGCTCTGGGAACACGATTCGCGCCGCTGCTTCAGAGGCTCGCTGCGCACGGGTCAGGGTGGCCGGGTTGACGCGCACCGTTGCCCTGGTGGCCAGCCTCATCGCCCTGCCGCAAAGGTACCGGTGAACTCGTCGCCGGCGGCGGCCCGCACGATCGCATCAATCCCGCCGGTGCCCGAGAGGGTGGCGATCGTGACCCAGCCGCGCTCCCCCTCGGCCGTGGTCGGCAGGCTGCCAAGGTTGCCCATGAAGGCCTCCAGCTTCTCGCCGCGGGGTAGGCCCGTGGGACGCAGGCCGGTATCAGTCCAACTCCAGGCGGTCCCGGCGTCCAGCCACGAGGCGCCGGAGGGCACCACCGCCCAGCGGGTGATGTTGCCCTCGATGCTGCCCGAGCCGATGGAGCGCCCGCCGCTCTCCTGCTCCCCTCCAGGGCCCGACACCTCCGCGAAGGCCTCAATCACCACCAGATCGGTGGCCCGCTGCAGCCCCTCCCGCAGGCTGGTCGCGGCAGCCGTGGGGCGCCGCCAGAGGAGGCGGAGGCTGGCATAGGGGGCGTAGGGGGTGGGCATGGGTTAGGGCTTGCGGCGGCCGGGCTTGCGTTTCGTGCGGTTTCGCGGATCCCATTTGCCGCCAATTCCGTCTTGCCGTGCGGTTTCCTTTAGCCGCTTGATCTCATCCATTGCTGCCCGATCCCGATTGCGCTTCCAATCGCCGCCTGGCTGCGGATTGCTGATTGTTGAAAACCTTTTAATTGACTGATACGCTTTCTTCCTTTGTGTGGCAGTAGCCTTTAGTGCCTGTCTGTTGAGGTTTGATGCCAAAAATCTTATGAATTGATTTCGACCTGCCTTGAGTTGGGCTGTTTTGTCGCCAGACATAACGGCAGCTTGGTTCTCTCGATAGCGATAAAGCGCAAAGTCTCCAGACCTGTTAAACCTACGCCTTGTTGCGGTATCGGAAAATGATAAGCGTGGTGCGGAGCGCTTTTGCTTGGGCGGATTACCTGCCTTCACCTTGCCGCCGCTAGGGGGTGTCCACTTGCCCATCCATACCTCTCCTCTCCCGATCACGCGCTCTTTTTTGATCCAGCGATCTGGCTTCAACCCCTTCGGCTTCGCCACCGTCCCCGCCGGCCGTGCGGCCTTCATCCGGGGCCCGGCGCCCTTGGGGCTGGGCTTGCGAGCGACGGCCATTTTCTCGCCCCCAAGGCCCACGAGGATCCGGTAGGCGCGGGCGGCGGTCTGAAGGGTCGTCTGCGCCTTGTCGGCAGCGGCCAGGTTCTTGGGCGAGCGCCGCCGGTTGAGGCGCTGCTGCGCCTCTAGGGCCGCCTTCTGGGCCCGGTTGTAGTTGGTGGTCGCCCTGGCGGCCCGTGCGCCGGAGGCGGCTGCCTTGGCCTTTCTGGCGGCGATGGCGCCGGGCTTGAGGCCTCGGGGTTTGGCGAGGGTGCCGGAGGGGCGGGCTGCCTTCGCACGCTTGGCAGGAGGCGCCGGGACCGTGCCGGTGAGAACCTGCTGGGAGGTGGCTGGCTTCAGGCCACGGCGAGCACCCCGCTCCCGTTGGATGCGGCGACTGAGGGCCCGCCGGCTGTCCTTGAGGCCTTGCTTTGCCTCGGCTGCGTTGGCGCTTCCTGGCTTGGCGCTGCTGAGCCGTCGCCGGGCCCCTCTCACCGCGCCCACGTACTCGCTGATCTTGCCGCGGTCAGGCGCCGGCCCTGGCCGCATTGCCGGGCGGTTGGGGCGGATCACCCGCACTGATGACCTGGGCGCCACCACCGGCTTAGCCGCCACCTTCCGCCCTCCCCGAATCACCCCCGCCCGCGCTGCCATCCGCACCGTGGAGGCCGCCCGCACCTTCCCAAGGCGGTTGGCGCCCCTGGTGACGGCCCCCCTCTGCGCTCGCAGGCTCAGCGATCCCTGCAAACTGCGATCAGCCGGGTTCTTGCCAGCGAGCTTGGCGCGGCTGCGGCGAAGGCTCCCGCGGGCCCCGAGGGTGCCGCCGGTGACCTTGGGCAGGGCCTTGCGCATCGCCGCCCGCCTGGTGGCCGGCGTGCTGCGCTTGGGCGGTCCGCCGCCGGGAGTCGAGGCAAAGCGCCCGCTGTTGTCGCGCACGTAGCTGGTGCGCCTGCCTCTGCTGCCGCCGCGGGCCATGGGATCGGGGTCTACTGCCTCAGTTTTCCCGTGGCCCTGGGCTCACTTCATCGGCTTGGCCTTCCCTTTGGCCTTGCCCTTGGGCTTGGGTTTGGCCGCCTTCTTGGTGGGCTTGGCGGGCATGCCGCCGAACATGCCGCCGCTGTAGGGCTTTCCACCTGCTGGCATGGGGCTCTCTGGGGTGACTGCCCGCAGTTTTCCCGCTCGCCCTTTTTTGCCGCAGTGCATGGCCTCAGCTCCGCAGCAGCATCCCGGCGCCCATCGCCGCCTGCGGTGCGATCCGGGGCACATTCAGGGCGCTGGCAATCCGGCCGATCAGGAGCTGGATCCGCTCATCCCGCTGCCCCTGCGCCGAGGCCCTGGCGTTGCTGCCGAACTTGTAGCGGGCCTTCAGCAGGGAGGTGTCCCAGCTCAGCTTGCCCACCTGGCTCTGCTGCTGCTCCCGCGTGGGCGTGGTGCCTGGGATCGGCCCCTCATATTCCTCGGCGCTCCCGAGGTGAGCGGTGCCGGCGTCAACCTCATCGGCCTGGGTCTCCTCCAGGTTCACGATCTCGTCCAGCCACCCTTGGATCTGGGTCACGGTGCTGGGGCTGTGCGTGGCGACCGCGTTCATCTGCTGTGTGAGCTCCACCAGGCTGCCCTCAGTGGCGGGCCAGCCGATGTAGGTGCGGATCAGGTCACGATCGTTGCGGGCGCTGGTGGCCGTGGGGCGCCACAGGGGATCAGGGGCAAGCATCGGCACAGATCAGGCTGCCAGCAGTTTTCCCGCAGCCGGGCCCTCCAGGGCCGGATCTTCCAGGCCCTTGCGGGCCCCATGCAGGGTGCCCAGCCAGTACCGGCCCTCGGGGTCCAGGTTGGCGCTCAGCAGCCGCAGGATCTGCTCACCTTCCGGGTCGTCCGCCACGGCTGTGAGCATCCGCAGGCCCTGCCGTGCCGCCGGGGCATTGCGGCCGAGAACAGCGACGCTGAGGCCCTGGAATAGGCGAAGCGTGGGGGAGCGGTCGGGCATGGGGGCATTCAAGCCGTACCTGAGTTTTCCCGCTACTGAGGGGGCGCTTGCTTGGCTCTGAACCGGGCGACCCGCGCCGCTCGATCAGCTCGCCCTTCGGACGTGAAGCGCTCCCAGCAGCGGGAGCACTTCAGACCATGTGCCCCGGTGTGCAGGGTCGGGCAGGTTTCGCAGGGCACACGCACCGCCGGAGGTAGACGCTCGGCTTGACGCTCGCGCCAGCGGCGTTGGCGTTCGGCGTTGGTGGGGTCACTCATGGGTCTCGTTTATCTCCCCACTGGGATGCAACCAAATATTCCCCACTGGGATGCAACCAAATATCCCCCGGTTGAAAGCCGCTGGGAACGGCCACAATCTTACCTGCAAACTTGCTCGGGTTTGGCTTGGTTCTAACACCAAAGATTGCGTCTAACATTTTGCCAAAGAACCCTGTGCGTGGGCATTCGACAAAAGCCGGGATTGAGCACATGCCATTCCATGGCCGCTGTTCAATGATTGTCATAGTGATGAGAGCGATGGTATGGGGGTGGTGGCGGGTGGGGTTAGGCATGGGATTGCTGCAGCTTTGGGTATAAATCAGTGGTTCTGACTAGCCATCCAGTTCTTACAAGGTCTTCTGCGGCATCAAGGGCTATTGCAACATGAAAATATCCGACTAGATCAACGATATCAACTGATGTGTTTGGGCGATTAAGAAAATACTGCTTGAGAGCATCGCGGATCCATTCGGGCGATTGCATGGTGGGGTCAGGCATCGTTGATCACCACCATGGCGGGCCAGTTGGGCATGGTCGGGTCGTAGGCGTCTTCGAGGGCCTGGCGCAATTTGTCGCGGCTGATGCGGAAACCTGCAACCCACCAATTCAGGTTTGGGTTGATCTGCGTGCGGGCTAGGATGTCGTCGACAGTGGGAACAATCATTGTGTTGATGCAATGGGATGAGTTGCCGGATAGGCTCCGGCGGGCCGTGGGGGTCAGGCCGCAGCTTGCCAACAGGTAGGGCTCCAGATCGGATCCGGCTGGGTCGCCCCAGTGCGCTGCTTCCAGGCGTTGAAGGCGGTCAGCTCGGGCAGGTTGGGGCAGGTAGCGGGGCAGGTCGTCTCACCGCAGTAGA